TAGGAGTGTATTTTCCACCCCACCACAAACTCATACATTTATATCTCAACAATTCAGTAATAACTCTTTCACGAGCTTTTATATATCGTGTTGAACAAGTGGCTAATAGTCGATTAATATTCTCAGGATTGACAAGTATTTGACCCACATCAGGATGAAAAATATTTCCACAAAAACTAGTATGTGAGAGATCTTCACCATAAATCATTTTAATATTAAAACCGAGACTAGTGAAATCATCAGCATGTAAAAACCGTCCGTTCATTCCAATCAAACCATCATCTCCTTCGACAAAAAATGAAAAATCCTTCCTAGGAACATTCCTTAATAGGAACATTATATTAATATAATTACTAAAACCATTGGCAAGACTGGTCCACATTTCTCCTGACATACGACTTCCAACAACGGTAGCTTTCCAACACACATTATCTTTATGACTCTTATTCATCTTACGATTGTACAGATAATTGGTCGCCGGTTTCCCAGAAACATCTCTATAAACACGACGAACTAAATTGGCAATATCAGGATTGTTAACCAAGAAGGATTGAAACAATTGTTCTTCAACACATTCAGTATATTGAGGTACAAAACAAGATTCATAACTACTATAATCAGTCTCGACTTTATATTTAAAAGAATTTAAAAGCATGAGTTTTGGAGGCAATAAATTAATAGGAGTACCTTTAACAAATTCAGGCAAAGTATAAATAGCTTGTTCCATCAAATGAACATAAGGTCCAATAATGATTTTATAATAATCAGTTCGTGAATTGATTAAACGAGCTCTTTTAGGTTCTTCATAAAATTCTCTTTTAATAAAAGAGTGGCAATCTAACATATGTTTTCCAACGTGAAAAACACCATCATAATATATTTTATCAAAACATTTCATTAATTTTCTTTTCTGAAGATCGTTGTAATGAGGTTGATTCAATAACCAATCCAGAGCGAATTGTCTTTTATCTTGAATAAAAGGAATAATAAATTCGGGATTCTTTGTAAAAAAGGACGTAAGAAATTTACCAGTGAATTCAGAGAGTTCAGAATAGGTTCTTTTTGACACCACAGGCGTCATAGGGTTGATTCGATAACTAAAAGATTCTTTGATGCCAATTGGATCGAAAGGATCAGTGCAAGGAATTGAGCCTTCAATTACACCTTTCACCATCATTCGGCCATAAGGTTCTTTGCTACGTACAGTGGAAGTCCATTTAAATTCTTCCGGAGCTGGACGAGTTAATGTCGGCTTGAACCCAGGGCCCAGAACATCATTGATACTTAATGGGTAGACAAAACGTCTACCTCCAATAACCCTACTGTGGACTTTTGAAAAAGCAGTATATTTGCAGAAACATGCCTATAAACGGCACATTTCATCACAAAAGTCATGCAAATCATACATATCTCGTAGACATTGCATGCAACATAAGTGGACATTAAAACGGGTTCTGGGAAAGTGGAAAGAGTTGCTGTGACTCGTCGACGATAATGGGTAAAGGTGGATTGACAGAACTTTCCAATTTCTGTGATAAACGGTCTCTTAATTTGGGAAAGTACAATGTCGTCGGCAGTTTTGGTTTCTTCTTCGTGAATATCGTTGCATAAGTCCATGTATGGTAACGCACGATTAGTGCTTTGTAGCCATCTGTAATAAATAGTGGCAGCTGTAAATGGAAGTGTGGTCGAATCAAATTGATAATATTCGCGGGACGAAAGATGTTGTATAATGTGTGGCAGGACATACAAGCCAAAGTGATAAGTACGTTCAGAGGGACTAGGACGATGTGAAAGTGAGAGACGATAACGACGATACGTGTTCTCAAAGTATCCACTGAGTGCGATAACCGAGTGATTAATGGTTGGTCTATGGAGAAGCTGAATAACATCTTGATGAAGTAACAAAGCCGTAACGGAATTGAGAATAGCTTGATATACAGTATTAAGATACTGTGTAACATAGCCCAGAACAAATAAGTATGATTTGTGAACCAACGCAGCAACAACGTCAGACGAAGTTGCCCAAGCAACAAACGCAAGAAGAGTAGGAGACTCAATGAAGTCAATTTTAGCAGCTTTAAGAGAGCCCAGAAAACAAACCATGTGGTAAATAAGGGGACTGGTATACAGGCGAAATTGAAATTGGCCATAAGTAGCTTGATGAGTTTGAGTAATATCGGGTCTGAAGACAGTAGTATCATTTTTAAGCGAATTAGATAGTTCAGTGCGTAACTGAGAGTAACCATTGAAACTATCAGGATCGTAAAGGTTTTCCTGGTGATCGAGCTGTCCAATTTGATTACTAAGATGAAGAATTTTCTGACGAACAGCCATATTGGGTAGAACATAATCAGGATGAACAATAACTGGAGGGATACTAGGAAAATTTTCATTGACAATCCAGCTGTGTCTAAAAGCAAGTCGTAGCAAGTAGACAGAACATGATACCAAAATTGCAAGCGGAATATAAGTGAAAATAATAAAAACAACATTAAACATGAAATGGAATTTTTATAACTGGTTGGGTTATAATACAGATACTCATCAAGCC